ATGACCATTGGTCTACCTAAAACCAGGAATAAAATGCCCAAATTAAAATTAACTAAAACAAACATTTCTGAACTAGAACCAACCAATAAAATAATAGACTATTTCGACTCAGAAGTTAATTGCTTAGTTTTAAGAGTATTTCCATCTGGTGCTAAAACTTTTTCAATAATTTATCGGAATTCTGAAAAGAAGCAAAAGCGTTATACCATTGGCAAATTTCCTACAATCCCCTTGCCGGTTGCCAAAAAAGAAGCGCAACGACTGTTGCTTTTAGTGTCACAAGGTCAAGACATACAAAAAGAAAAAGCACAACATGATAAATTAACATTAAAAAACTATCTTGACCGTTTCTATTTAGATTGGAGTAAAAAAAACCATAGAAGTTATAAGCAAACGCATCATAGGCTTTTGGTTGTATCCAAGTCATTGCATAATATGTTACTAAATGAGATTGATTTAAAAATTCTAAATAATTTCTTATTTCAATATAAAAGCGAGTCGAATGTTTCAGATTCAACCTTGAATAAAACTGCTACCGTTTTAAAAGGGGCAATAAGTAGGGCTGTAGAGTTTGGTTATTTGCAAGCAAATAAGTTAACTGGATTTAAAAAATTCAAGGAGTCTTCTGGTAAAATACGTTATTTATCTAGTCGTGAATCTGAGGCGTTATTAACTGCATTAGATGGTGCTGACAAATTGATTCGTAACATAGTCACTCTCGCTTATTATACAGGGATGCGCAGAGGTGAAATATTTACACTTAAATGGAGTGATATTGATTTAAAAACTAATCAAATTACTTTAGATAAAGATAACACTAAATCAGGTCATGCTCGCAGTATTCCCATGCACAAAAATGTCCGGCAAATGTTTCTTGATATTTGCAGTAATGGTAATCAGAGCGGGCTTGTTTTTAAGTCACCAATAACGGGTGGCAAGTTGGATAATATTAATAAGTCGTGGATTACATTAATGAAAAAAACAGAAATAGATAATTTCCGTTTCCATGATTTACGACATAACTTTGCCAGCCAGCTTATAATGAAGGGCGAAAGTTTATCAGTAGTTAGAGAGCTGCTTGGTCACAGTGATTTTAAAATGACACTTAGATATGCGCATTTAGCCCCGGAACATAGACAAAAGGCAGTTGATTTGTTATGAAATTATCTTATTTTAGGATTCGCAATCTACTCGTTTAACTGTTTAAGCGTCAACTGAGCACTGGTTTGATACCCTTGTTTACTAAGGGAGTGTGTTGCTGTTTTAACATACCAGTCCTGCGGTATATCCTCACGCAACCCTTTTATTATAATTGGCGCCCCCGCAATAATGTCAGGATTGCCGATGGTTGTAATATTCAAGGAGTCAATATCAAGCGCGTACCCTTTTAATTCTCTGTTAGCTGCTGCTTTTGCCGCTGCTTCGTTTTCGTATGTCCAGGATAGGGCGAATTCAGGTTGCCCACTCCCTACAGTTACTTTTTTTGTTTCGGCGCTATCAACATCGTGATATTTCGCATTCACACTTCTAAACTTTGCTTCTTTTTTACTGCTATAGCTTAGCTGTGATATTTGTTTTAGGTCGAGTGTAAGTGTTAAGATGTCCTCGTCTTTGGCGTTTTTGCCTTTCTCATCAAGCACGACTAATTTAGTGTGCGTAGGTTTTAATGTGCAACCATGCTGCCTAACTACTCGATACAAAAAACCGATATTGCCCTCATCGGTTTGGTCGATGTGCTCAATTTGTATTTTACCTAGCCCTGGTATAACAGATGACTCTAGCCCATGCTCTTTTGCAATTATATCCACTAAACTTGCAAGCGTTATATTGTCAAAAGAGCGTGTTTGTTGGGTCTGCATCGCCTTGTATGTATTTGATGCCGCAAAGGGCACGCTATTAGCATTTAAACTTAATACGCTTGGCGGATAACGGTAGCTCATCGTATCAACAAAGAAAAAACCAAAATCATGCAGATTGTCTTTGTAGCCAAGATGTACATTAAGCTTCGCACTAGACTCAGGAAATTTAAGTGAATCCGTGTAGTCTGCCAAATGCAAACTTAATCCATCGGCATGGTCTCCTGTTGTATCGGTAATCGTTAAACTAACCAACGCTGCTTTTATCTTTGCGGTGATGTCTTTATCATCGGCTAAGATTTGATAGTCAATTACCATAAGGTTACTCTTCTTTTAGCTGTTGGCTTTTCAATCTCTGGTAATTCAATGGTAATACCAGATGGGAGTACTGCACCTAATTTTGCCAGCTCACGATTTGCCTCAAGCACTTTGTTAGTAACTTCTGTCGTGCCGTAATACTTGTAGCAAATATAATCGAGCATATCTCCGTCTTTCGTGGTGTATTTAGCCATAATACAAAAATCCTTAAAATTAACTTTTTTTATTGATCTTAGCAGTGCCAACTGCGCGCTTAATCATGAAATCAACATCTGGTTCAGCATTAACATACGTTAATTTTACATCAGGATAACGTGTTGTAAAAACACGAAAAACTTCATCGGCAAAGCCCTGCCCAATCAACCGAATTCCCGCAAAATCAATCACTGCTTCTTTAAACTCATTAACTCGTGTCAGCAAACGCTTGGCTTGTGAACGTGAAACTAGTGCTTCATTTTCATATTGAATTAATTTTGCCTTTATAATTGTCTTTGAAAACATATATTCTCCCTCCTCATCTATAACTGTATATTGCTTGAATATTGCAGTGACAGATTTAGGGGTAAATTTATTTATTTTAAAAACAACTTTTGTCCCTTCATACATACTTCTTCTGGCCATGCCCTCAAGCTCAGAAAGACTATTAACATCAAGCTCATGATGAAAAATTAAACCATGTGAAATTATGGAAAATTCATCACTAATTTTAGAAGAAAAGAAGATACCCTCTCCAGAGTGAGCTTCTGGCATTGTTGTTAGGCGCCCTTTTGATAACTCAAACATAGCATGCTGCTCATCTTTCAAATTCTTATATCTACAGATTTTTTTAAAAATACCCACCCCGTTATCAGTAATCGATACCAAATATCCATATGCACTTTCAAATAAAGCAATCCTTATAGTATCACCTTCAGAATGTTCTATTGCATTGTTTAACATTTCTGTAAAGACATGAAACATTGAGTCTTTAAGCTCGATATCATTTTTAATAAGGGACAGAATATGTTTAATCCAAATATCGTATTCACTAGCTTCTTTTGTAATATCTTTTAGTTTAAAATTCTGAGCAAATAAGCGTTTTTGCAATAAATGGAGGTATCCCTTACTGCACTCAAAAATTTGCATTGGCTTCTCTAATTTTTTCAGATGTTGGTACACGTTTTGGACAGTTACACCATGCTTTTCCGCTATGTTTTTTGCCACTTCTGATTTTTTACGATTTCCTGAATCAATCATTTTCAAAATTTCAATAAGCACATCCGACATTTTAAACAACCATTTATTTTTTATTAAATTATACTCAATTTTTTTATAAACTCCAATGGTGAATTTTAGATCGCATTTTTTACATAAGCTTTCGCTTGGTCAATTGCCGTGGTTTCTGGATAGCGTGATAAACTCACCGAGTAACTTGTGTTGCTGTTGTTGGTGTTCTCTTGCTGGATATTGGTTATTGCCCATTTGCCGTAAATAAAGCCATCTAAATCAAATAAAAAATTACTGTCTTGACTGGCTGCGAGCTCTCTTAATGCTACAAGAGCGCCTTTTGCCCCTAGATTGTCACACGGAAAGGTCACCCCTGAGATAGTCATGGTTTCTGACTGGTCCCCCGTATTTTGCAGAGCTGGGCTATTATTAACCCGCTCTTGCGTTGCCCAGTTACTTGAGTAGCTTTTGCTTATCTTATTGTAAGTTGCAGTATTAACACTAAATGGCAACTTGCCAAGTACTAACGGAATAAACGCCATTTTTAAACGCCTCCATAATTAAAGTCATATAGTGCCTTTTGCGTGGCTTCTTCAACCCCTTGCATAATCGATAATTTATCGCCATTGCCTTGTACCGTAACTTGATTGGTGATTGTCACATTATTGGTTTTATTGCTGTTGTTGATTTGCTGATTAGCTGCTTTAACTTGCTGTTGCAATTGACTGAAATCCTCCGTTTGCAACGGCTTATAGTTATTCCAGCTGATTTTATTTTCAGCATTTGCACTTTTTTCTGCTTTATCACTGCCACCAAGCCCAAAGAACTTAGCCACTGAGGTCGCCTTCTCCGCTACCCATTTAATCATTTTTACCTGTGGCTCAAACAGCTTTGCAATAAAATCAATCGCGCTGTTGAATATGTTTTTTATGCCGTCCCACAAGCCTGCAAAGAAGTCTTTAATAGGCTCCCAATATTTGTATATGAGTAATGCCGCTGCGGCAATTCCTGTGATTGCCAAACCAATGGGATTCGTCAAAAAAAGTCGACTCACCAGCTTAAATGTAGTGCCAAGCCCTTTGATGACTGAGCCTAGATTCATAATTTTATTGACCATGCTAAACGCCATTGTCCCGCCGACTATTTTGAAGGCATTATCTAGTCCAATGGTTGATTGAATAAAGCTCCCAACTGCCTTTACACCACTAAACACTGAGCTAATCATACTACTAAAGGATTTCACCCATTCGCCTATTTGCCCGCGATTTGCCGCAATCCATTCGGTCATATTCGTAAATAAAATTGTCATTTTCGGCATAAGCTCATTGGCAACTGAAAAAGCTACGCTCTGTAAGCTTAGTGTCATTCTCCCATAAGCATCGGTATTGAGCTCTGCTGCACGTAATGATTTTTCTTCAAACACAGCACCCGTTTCATGCGCTTCTTTACCCAGTTCTTTTAAGCCTTTGGAGCCATTCTTAAGCATATTCACCATGTCAGCACCTTCACGTCCAAATATCCGTGTGGCAATGCGCAAGCGTTCTTGGTTATTTGCCACCCCATTCATAGCATCGGCAATAAGCCCTAATGCCTGGTCTGGCTTTAATGATTTAAGTTCCTCAGCACTTAAGCCCAGTTGATTTAGAGCATCTTTTGCTTCACCTGTCCCATTGGCGGCATCCACCACATTTTTTTGCATAAACTCTAATGACTTGTCGAGCTTTTCGGTTGATATGCCCGCAAGACCAGCGGCATAACGCAGTTCTTGCAATGCGTCTGTACTCAGATTAAGCTTGTCGGCGGTTTTGGCAATATTGTCAGCATGTCCAGCAAAGCTACCCACTAATTTCATCGTAGCAGCTCCTATTGCACCAACGGCAGCTGTAACACCTAAAGCGACATATTTGAGCTTACTTATGCCAGCGCCAAGCGTTGATAATGTGTTGCCTTTAATCCTTGCCTGTCTTTGCGTTTTTTCTAACTGCATTTGCAAACGTTTTTCTTCTGACGTTAAGTTAGCGGTGTCAATACCTGCTTTTTTAAGTGAGGTGCCAAGCTCCTTTAATCCTTTTTTTTGAGATTGGAGTGCTGCATTCGTTTTATTTACCTGCTGCTGTTTTTTGGATATTTTTGCCGATAATTTATCATCTTGTCCGCCTGCCGCATTGTACGCGCGCTGCAAGGCTTTAAGCTCAGCAACTTGTGATTTATAGCTTGTGTTTGTTTTAGCAATTGCAGCTTGATCAGCTTGTAATTTACCAATAAGCGCCTGATTATCTTTTAATGACTTCTCTTTTCTGCCCAGATAATCCAGGCTCTTTATCGCGCTGTCGGTTACTTTACTAAAGCTTGGGTTAATACTGCCACCCAACTCAAGACTAACTTTTTTGTTCCAGTTTGCCATCGTTTACTCACTATTTATCTAAGCCACTTTTGGCTTTTATCCAATCCACTGCAAGTTTGTAATATTTAATCAGCTCAGACAATGGTAAATTATCTAACTCACTGATTTGCCAGCCTGTTTGTGTTGCTATGACAAAGATTAATTCATTATATGCTTTGGGTCGTAATTAGCATCCGTGATCTCACTTAATGCCTGTTGCAGCTTAGCACTGTCTGCCATTACCACATCATCAAGTGACGCTAGTGATATGCCAGTTAAACGACTGATCAGCATATCTTCTTTGGCAATATCATTCTCAATATTAGCAACGGCTTTTAAATCACCTCGCGTGGGCTCTCGAAAATTGATGACATTGGTATGCTCACCACTGGTTAATTTGACCTGATTGCGTAAGGTTACTCTCATTATTTTTACACCCTCCCCTGATGGTATAGATCAAGAATGGGGCTAAATATGAGTTAAGATTGTGCGGGATTATGGTGAGATACACTTGACATGTACTCATTTACTGATTACAAAGCAATTTTTATTAGTTTGAAATATTGGCTAATACGCCCTCTAATTGATTACTACCATTGATATTGCGGACATTGTTAATCGGGTCGATTTCAATCAAGTCCTCACCATCGGCATTAAAGCGATAATAACTGACTGACAGGGTGACACTCGTCTCACCCAATGACTCAGCATTAATGGTGCCATTGTCATAGTCTTTAACAAGCCCTCTCATTTCAATTGTAAGTTTCTTTTCTGTGCCGTCTTTATTACGCAAACTGCCACGGATAATTAATGGCGCTTCTTTGTTACCAATCAGTTTGATTGGGTCTGTTTGTAAGCCCTTAAACTTAATTACCGACTCCATCTTTTCAACCTTGCCCGTATCCACATCAACCGTGCCTGACATGCCAGCAGCTGTCCATTCTTCCGTTTTGACCGTAACTTTTGGCAGCTGTACTTCGCTAGCGGTGCCAAGATAAGCAATGCCGTCCAGATACACACCAAAGTTAATTAAAATATTGTTAAACATGCTTTTTGCTCCCTATTACTCTTTTTTAATTAAAAGATTTCCGAAATATAATCATTTACTAAATGGCTATTAAATGTAATATGTTGGGCGGGATAAACAGGCGTAAAATCAAAACTAAATGTCACATGCCCATTAGCAATCTCATTCTCACTGTTTAACTCTGGGTCCGCCCAGCATTTACCACCCAAGATGCGTCCTTGAGCAACGAGTGATCTAAGATAACCATTGACGCTCATCACAATATCATCGACAAAGGTCTTGCTAATACCCCTATCAACTGCCCAGTTATGTGCATATAGCAGCGACTCGTTCAACATATCAGCGGTGCGTCTCACACTTAAAAACTGCCACTTAGGATCATTTGAGCACGTTAAGTTGCCCCATAACCTAAAACCATTTTGATTAATAATGGTTGCTATCTTATTTTCGTTTAAGTAATTCGCACGACATTCGCCATTTAATTCAAAGTCAATAGCGCGCTCTGTCGCCGTTACGCCATAAATCTCATGATTTGATGGGGAGTAATGCCAACCATACGCTTTATCAATACGCGCCATTAAACCTGCAATACGTGGCGAGCTTGGCTTGGCAACCTCCACGCCACTGGCTAAAACCATTACGCGCGGGTCAATTACATACACACGTGCCGAACCAAAGTTTTTCCGATAAGCAATAGCAGCCGTATCGGTGGTGCTCGGTGCCTCGGCAATAATCACCGCTTTTAAGCGCTCGGCAATGCTCATTAACTCCTGTACAATCCCCGCCTCATTGCTAAAATTTGGCGCAATTAAAATGCGGGGGATTAAACCCAATGTGGACCCCGCATCCAAAAATGCCTGCACACCCGTGCGCTGCCCTGTATCACTGTCAATACCTCCTTGCACATTGGCTAACATTTGTGCGTTATCATCGGCATGGTCAACGCGTACTACTACCACCATTGCCCCAACTTGGTCAAAGATGCCATCGATTGCATCTGGCAATGTCCCATTACTGCCCAACTTTGCCGCTTCGGTTCTGTTGCCCGCAATTAGCACAGGCGCATTGAGTGGAAATACCGCATTATCGGCATCTGGAGCGGTCCCAATTAATCCAATCACACTGGATTTAACCGTGCGAATTGGACGCGCACCGCCATCAATTTCAACAACTTCCACCCCATGGTAAAATGCACTCATTATACTTTCCCCTCTTTCTCATTAATATTCATCAATCATTTGCTCCAAATACGCTCTAGCTCTGCCAGGTCCTGCTTATCTTGATTCGCCAAATACAATGCTTCTCGCGTTTTTAAATAACAGCTTGCAAGCTTGAGTTCATTTTGTATTGTGGCACAGCCGTGTACTAACCTTTGCTCCATTAGCTCAGGCGGGATATGCCCAGAGACTTGCGCGCGCGGCAATAAGCTGCAACCGCCTAACAATAAAAACGTTAACGATAAAACAATTTTCATTTAACATCTTCTTGGGTTTTGAGCCCCTTCGGTGGCGTGTACAACATCTCCTGGACATTCAAACTGTAAGTCTCCAGCCATTGACTGCGCTCATCTTGTGGTAATGCATGGATGTAATTGGTAAATGTATCCATCTGCTTACCAAAAGCCTTATTGATTTTAATTTGCTCGTTTTGGTTTTTGACTGTTACTTGATTGGCTGATAGCCACATATCATTCATTTTGTTAAGCTTACTGTCTAAATAATAAGCTCCTCCTAAAACAAACAGTAAAATAATCATGCTTGGTAATATACTTAATATTGCCCTAATCACATTCACACGGATACCCCCCCCCTTAGTCTGATTAACGGTGTAAAGTCTTAAATGTATAAAGTTTGTGCGAATTAATACTAGTTTTATCAAGCACCCCTATACATCTTAATATTTTTAAGGCTCCTCTCCGCATCTTGCTTAAACTGCTCAAACAGCCCGTCCACTTGAGCAATACTTGTCGCGTGTTGGACCCCATCAACTGCTTTAATCTCTAAACCATCTAATTCAGCATTTTGCAATGCTAAAATATCCGCCAGTTCAATTTGTCTTTGCGCTAATTGTTCAATCGTCTCACCAAACCCGCGCTTGGTTGCTTCAATCGTTAGTTGCTGTTTATCTACATCCGTAGCTGCACCCGCCAATACCCGCCTTGCCCGTTTTTCTTTTTCTACCCAGCCCACCATGCGCTCAGCTTCCGAGTGACCATATAAGTATTGACGTATTCGCTTTGTAAAATTCAGCACCCTTATTTTTGCTGCATCTTGCGCATCAACAAGCAATAACTGCTGTATATGCGCTTCATCAAGTCCCAAACTATATAATTCATTCGCGGGCACATTTATTAATATTCGCCCATTCGGCAGTTTTACTTCTTTAATCATAAATATACTCCCTCACGTCCATCATAATTAGTATTACCAAAATTTGCTTCTGCCACAGGGATAGGTAAAGCAGTCCATCTCACATTGGAAGTGGCATTCGAAGATTCACGAACAATGTAAGGTTTAGTGTGTACATTAAACTCGATGCTCTGGTTGCATATAATGTGATACATTAACCCACCTCTAAGATAAAAACCCGATGAATTATAGTTTTTATTGAATCCATCCCCATTAATATATCTGGTGGGTGTATTGTGTGCTGTATCATTGCCGTTTTCATCTAGCTTTTCAGTTTTCAATAATAATTTCCAAGATATATCTGAAACTACATTCCGATAAACCTGAATATTGTTTACTAATTTCAGCATGAGTTGTGGCACGCCCCATGGGTAACTTGAAAGTGTAAAACAAATATTTACAGCTGATACACTTGGATCTCCAGACACTTTGTCGCCATCTAAATCGCTCTGACTATTCCAGTGCCCTTCACGAAATATTTGCACCTCTGTTCTTGCAGGATATCCACCACCACAAAAAGGCACTGGATACATCATATCAAATGGCAGATCACTTAAATCGATCTCTGTCACATAACGCCTTGCAAAGGTCTGTATATCGCCATGATATTGCACTTTATTAACATAGCGCTCATCGTGTTGATGCTCATTAAACGTTTTAAAATCGACAAAACTATCTGATGGCACGATAAGCGATACACTAGCCATGTCGCTATCACTAAAGGTCAAGTAAATATTAATTTCAGCCTCAATATTTGCATCTTGTGTGTATTTAAAACTGTTAATCGGTCCGTAGGCAAATACGTCACCTTGTTCATCGTACAAATAGCATTTTTGTACCACATCATTGATTGCGAGTCCTGCTGGCATTAAACATTTAACGCGCAAGGTGGTCGCATTCTCGTTGCTAATACTTGATATCCCTCCCTTATATAGATTGTTGCCTTTTATCTCAAGTGTAGCATCTGCGCTGTTGGTTAATTCAAACTGGCTCAGTTTTACCTGTACCCCTGTTTGTTGTGCGTTGGCAAGTTTTGCCAGTGCGTTTTGTGTTAATATTAATTGTGGCATTTTACCCCCTTTTTTTAATACTTTTACTTAAATCTCAATCGCATCATTACCCCACATCCAACAAAAGCGATAACTTTATTAGTTGGGATGCCTTGGCGCAAGATTGCTCTCGTCTTATTGCCTGCTTTGATAGTGTTGTATGCATGAGTTTTAACTGATAATACACACACAGTTTGTACATTTTTATTAGCGTTTATTGTGTTACTAATTAAATCTGTGTTAAACGCCCCCGGTGATTGTTTAGTAATATTGACCTTAATCGTGTGCGGCGTGCCGTTGTATTCGTACCATTCCTCTACAGCAATATCATAGTCGGTAATATTAAGCGCTTTTTTAAGCGCCCCGAGTGTGCCCTTTTGGCGGTGTATTTCAATCGATTTTTTGATATATTCACGCTTTTCTGCTTCGGTTAAATTATTATAAATCGCAAAATCAACACTCAAGGCACTTGCCAAATAAGGCAAAAACTCATACGGGCATAAGTCCGCATTCCAAAGCTTATTAATTAGCCAATCTTTTCCATTTAACACCCCTTCAAAAGCGCCAATCATCGCTTTTTCTAAATCAGTACTATTGGGCGGCAATAAACTCATGCGCTTGCCTCAATAATGTTAATTGCAGTACAATAAGGCGTTTGATGTTTACCTGCTTTAATATTTACCTTAGGCTCGTTTAATTGCTCAACAACAGCAACTCCTTCAATATTGAGTTTGGCATATATTTCAGATAGGGCAACGGTAGCCCCGATTCTGTGCTTTTGTGCGACAAGCTCATTGATTGCATTGAGCATATGTTTTTTAACCGTTTCAATATCTGCCGAGCGCTCAAACTTGACCACCGCATCGATAGTATAATTTAGTACCTGTACACTGTTCACAATGACTTGCGCCCCTAGTGGCTTTCTATCTTCGTGGTTTAAATAGTTTGTAACCACAGTAATCAGGTTGCTATCCGCTTCGCCGTTATCACTCGCATTTGATTGTATTGTGACAAAGGCTTTGGCTGGCTGTGCTATATCATCATATGCTTTAACATCCGACACGCGTCTATCTGCCTCGAGACTGAGCGCTTCATATGCGCGTGCTACGCCTGCCGTGCTCACCTTATCAAGCGCTGTTAATATCCGTACTCTAAAGCGCTCATCTTCTTCATTTTCTTGTCGAGTTTCGGCAAGTAAGGCACCTAAATTATCTAAATCAGCACCTTTGGCAAAGGCAATTAAGACTGCCTTAATTTGATCGTTGCGCTCTTGGTCTTTAAGTGTTAACAAGTAAGCACATGCCTCAAAAGTCTTAATCACTGGGTCTGATTCTAAATATGCATCGTAATCTGGCGTTAGCTTTTTAAATTGCTCAAGCAATGCAGTAAAGTTCGCTTCATAATCTACAGTTCTGATAGATACAGGTAATGGTAATTTGGCAAGATTAAACGCACTCATAACACCACCCCGCGCAACTGAGCAGGTTTGCCATTAGGTTGATAAGTAAAATCAACGTCGATAGTTAAGCGACCGCTATTGGTAATCGTTGGCACAACGCGCGTAAGTTTGACCCTTGGCTCCCATGTATCAATAGCTTGCGCTGCTGCTAATATCACTTGTACAATCGTTTGGTTATTCATCGGTTTGTCAATAAAATCAAACAAACGACTGCCATAGTTACGCAGCATTACACGCGTCCCAATTGGCGTGGTTAAAATATCTCTAATTGATTGCTGGACGTGCTCAATATCATCAATGGCACGTCCTGTAAAACGGTCTACCCCTCTCATTATTTTTAGACCCTCCCCCGATGGTATAGATCAAGAATGGGGCTAAATATGAGTTAAGATTGTGCGGGATTATTTGATTGACTACTAACCATCATTATCCAAAAAAACTTAATATTTTTTTAAAAACCACTTGCTTTACATGGCGTAACGCCATATAATAACAAACATACCAGGACGGACCTGGTAGCGGAAAGCCTCACGTGAGCAGGCAATAAAAATAGGAGTTAAAAAATGAGAACAATATTTGAAGAGCAGCTAATAATCGAAACGAAAGAAATCGAAACTTTTTTTGGAGTGATTAGATTAGTCAAACTTAAAGACAATCAAGATGATGTCCCTGCTTTTGGATTATTCCCAGCCAAACTATACGATTACCCAGAGCAATGGGTAGCCGAGTTTGTTGGCGGGGATTATGCAGGTATTAATGTCATGCCTACAGTGCGAGACAGACATGAATGGTGCCTCACAGAAAGAGATGCGCTTAGGGAAATTTTAAAACTTGCCGTGTCTATTAAGTATGTTGACAAATTGGAGCACAAGATGATTTGGGGATAAGAGTAGAAAAATATGAAAATCAATGAATTGACACAAGATGAAATAGAAATAATTCAATCGCGGCGTGAAAAACTAGCACAATATGATGCAGCGAAAGCATTTCAGAGCAAAGCAATTGCTATTGCGCATGCCTTTAGCAAATGGTCAACTAAGACAGGAGATGAGCTTACCTTTTCAACCTTTGTTAATTCGTTTGGCTATCAGGGTAAAGATAGTAATTTAATGTACGAAACTGTTAAGCGAATCATCGAGGCAGCATGGAATGATCTACGTCGGTTCTAAAATAGTTACAATAGCACCGAAAGGCTAAAAAAAACTTGCAAAAAAAAATAAATAATGTTTAATGATTTGGTCGCTATATTAACAGTTAATATAGTGTTGGATTGAAACTTTCGTTTGTTATTAAAATTTAATATAAGTCGCTGTTTTAATAAACAGCGTGGTTTTTAATAAGTAATTGTTTTTTATTTTGGTGCTGACGTACTACCGCCACTATCCCCAGTATGCATATGCCCTTTAAGTGAGATGCCACCAGCGACCACATCATCAGTTACATTAATCGCCCCTTGAATGGTTGCCGTTTTACCACCGCCTTGGTTGTAGCCTGTCATGCCTTGCATATACGTTAAACCACCTTGTACTAACAAGTTGCCCGTGCAAATCATATTAGGCGCATCAATTTTGACTTGCGTGGGTGTTTTGATGTCAATATTGCCCGCAAAATCAATGCTGAGTGTCTTAGCACCTTTAATGGTTACCGAGTCTGTAATATCGGCAGTGAGCATCTTAGCGGCTGTGATTTCAATATCACCAACGCAATTTACAGATAGCTTCTTTTGCGCATAATCATAGCTAATACGAGTGCCATCTTTGTAAACCGTTGTGTGCTCATTTTGGTTTAGTGTTGGTTGATTTTTAGTGTAAATGGCAGGTAGCACAATACCATTATTTAACTCACCAGAGGGACTTAAAACAAGCACCTGTTCACCAACGGACGGCTTCCACCATGTGACGCAATCCCCTGTTCTTTGTGTCACCCACGGCAGCCACCCCGTGCTATTATCGCCCAACTTTACCTTTAAGCGTGTGTCATTTGTCTCAATAACTGTACCCACGCGAACCAAATTATTTAAACGCCGTTGCATGTCTGTTAAGTATTGCATCACGTCCATCGCTAATCCAGATTGCTATTTACTTCAACATCAGGCGAGGCGCCATTTTCTTCGTATACCGAATCACCATAGTAAAAACGGATTAAAAACAGGATTTCCCAACTGATATAACCGTCCACTTCTGGCGCAAAAAAGTCCTGTTGGTTGGCAATGACTTGCGCAGCCTCTAATTGTTCGCTTTTAAAATAATTACCATCAATAAATGTACTGAGTGCAAGCGCTGCATCACGAATATTAAGCTGCCCAAGGGACGTGTCATTAAACAACAAACGCAATGCAAAAGTGCATTCAACGGTATTTAAATCCGTGGTGATTTTTGGCGTTAAGTCAAAGCTTTGTAGCTCTAAATGCGCCAGTGGTAACTTAACCCCATTAAGTGTTTGCACATCAGGATATAATTGCCAATCAATGCGCGGTTCATGTGTTTGTAATGTGTTTAATATATGCTCGCTTAATGCGCGCGTATTTCGTATGCTGTTTTTCATCAATTGCCACCAAACTTAAATTTAACCAACCGGGTGAACTCTTTCTCAAAGTAATAATAAAAGTAGTAAGGCAATAGCTTCTGTAGCAAATCTTCTGCTGCTTCATCAATTGGCAGCACTGCTAGTTCACTTGTACCACGCAAGCGCACACGTCCTGCTTTTGTGATATAGGCATTGCTTGCTGTAATACCTTTCACAATCACGTCAGCACCACTTTTTCTCGGTTTGCCGAGAGCATCTAATGGCAAATCATTTAAACCTGCCCAAACCTTGTAAGTGCGATTTTGGTCCGCTTGCTTAAAAACAAACAGTCGTTTTCTTAATAACTTTAACGGAATATCTAAACGGCTGGCTATTTCATGCGTTACGCGCTTATTGGTATAATTCACCGCACGCCCTATGGATTGGTGATAAGCATTAGCAAGCTCTTTCTCAGTTGCTTGTATGCCACCTATCGCATCAGCAATAGCAAATGCCTCTGACTTAGAAATCGATATACTCATTATTTACCGCATCACTTAAAATCAGTTTGACCAGTCCACCGCCCTCTAGCATCTTATGCTCGACGCGATACGTCTGTGCACTGTTTAATAATGTCAGCATGTCATGCCGCTCGATTTTGTTTTTGTCAATAAATTTAAGCCATGCCACACCTGAGCAGTTTTTATATTTAGCCAAACTCAAATCGTGCAGGCTTTCTATCAGTTCATGCTTAATAATTAACTCGTCCCCTGTACGCTCAACGCGTACAGGCTCACCAAAATCATTAAACAGACAATCAAAGCTGTCCAGATAAACTGCCATCGTTTATTTGTCCGCCTTTTTGCTGCTTGCTTTACGTGATACAAGCTTTTTATCCTCCTCCACATCTTGAGGTCGCTCTTCATCGTTTAGTAAATTTTTAGCAACCTCCTTAACAAGTCCGCGACTAGCTAAAAAATCAAACTCATGCGCACTTAATTCCACCACATCCCCCACCTTACGCGCTTGACCTGCAGCAACAATGGATCGCAACAACTCTACCTTCATTTTTAGCCCCTTATACTATTTTTTTGTTGGCAATCGCAAACGACTCAGGGCGGCGCACGGCAAAATCCACGCTTTGCATCACGACCAAACGAATACCACCTGATTTGTCCAAGCTATAAGGGTTTACGGTCAAACGCAAACCATCCCACAGCCCAATAATTAACTGACTAAAATCACCAAAAATAACCTGCTTGGCTTTAATCTGATTAGTAACCTCTACCGTATAACCGTTAATAGTGTTACCTGGCTCCCACACCGTCATTTCACTGCCTGGTAATCTTGGCGTGGTTTTAGCTGCGCCCCTTAGTGCAGGGTTCAAGAGATAACGCATGTTAGCAACATCGGCATTTTGTAACGCAATACTGGTTTCTAAGCCGATATAATCCGCTAAAGACGGACTGTCCCCAGTGTATTCAACTGCCGTGATGCCGCTAACCCCCGTCAAACCTAACGGTTGATGATTGCTGCCTGTGCCATATAATGCTGCCGTATCAATCCCCAATGCCACAGCTGCCAACAAGTCATTGCGCACCATGGTTTCAGCATCTAGTGAGCTATTAATCATCAGCATACGCGAGACTTCTAGGTAAGCTCCCAGAGTTTTAGGCGTTAAATGAATCTGGTCAGTGGTGACCTTACCTTCGCCAACATCCTGATTCTCACCCACCCAGTAAATATTAGACCCTTCCACTTGGCGCGGAATATCTATATTGCCTCGCAAGCCCGATAATCTCCGTGCAATGCTCAGCATAATCGATTTATTGCGTAACATATCAATAAAACTAGACGCCTGTAGTTGCGTTGGGACTAATGCATTACCGCCAGTGGCAATACTAAAATCACGCTGTAACACATCTGGCGGGATCATAAGCGAATCATCATTAATGCCAAGCTTACGCTTTGCGGCATCGGACGCCTCAAACTCAAAACTGGCAGCCTCACGCGCTTTTATATCAAATGGATTCACCAATGCACGCACTGCACGTGAGAGACTAAACTCTCGCGTTTCTTTGTCATTCATCCCGATATTATTAGCACAGGATTGCACCGCATTGACTTGTGGGCTTTGACTTTCCAACATTTTTAATCGTTCTCTTTGTGTGGACTGTACATGTAAGAGTAAATCTTTCTGAAATGTCTCAAAGCCTGTACCATTATCGATGTAGCTTCGGGCAAAGTCCGCTTGCTTAAACTCGCGCGCCAGTGCATCAATTTTTGCTATACGCTCACGCTCATTTTTAACTCCATCTTTTAACCCCTCATCAAATGAGCGTGTGACTTGTGGCTCTGTTTTAACTTCTCTTGCTTCTTGGTTCATTCTCTCCCCCTCTGGATTGATATTATTTACGTTTTGGTTTACTTGATTTAAAGCCGATTTTAGTTCAGCAACGTCATTGTTGTTATTTTGTGCAAGATTGCGTCCAATGCCGACCGTAACATCGGCAGGCACACTAACCAATGAAATTTCAAACGGCTGCCAGCGAGTAACTCTCACCGCTTTGTTGGTATGGTCAGGCTCCGCTCTGTCGACTTTATAGCCAACGGAAACATTGGCAATAATCCCATCTTGGACATCCTGGAAAAAATCCTGTGCCTCTTGACGCTTGGAAAATTTAACCACCGCGCGCGCTTTATCCCCATCTATATAAGCATGCTCCACCACCCCTATTTGACGATTCCAATCATGATTAACGAGCAGAGCGCCTTTGTTGTTTAAACGCGATAAATCAATTGCTCCCGCGCGATGCTCTAATACCTCATTGGCATCTTGCCAGCGCTGATAAGGCGTATTGCTCGAGAAACTGAGCTCAACCGTGCGCTCATCCACGTCAATCTTGCTATGCGTGGCGTTAAATGTGTAATCACGTGTCAAAACTTCCGCTTCTTTAATCGTCTTGATATAGCCCTGCATTATTTACCCCCTCCTCTACTTGTTTTTTAATGTCCCCCTCAGTGCTTATTTGATTAACGATACCTAACTCTTTTAAGCGCGCTAAATCAGCGGCAATCTGGTTTAAGGTATCCTCAGGGTCGCCACCTGCATCTAAAATCGCTTGTGACAAGCTCATCGTGTGATTGTTAATGCTTTCCGAGGTGCCTTTGGCATCTTTTAGCGGGTCAATCCACGCCCATGAGCGAGTTTGGAAGCGTACTGTGTCAATTAAATTATCAAAGCTTAATACGCTGATATTCCCCAATCTGCTACTTGCGTACTCAACCTCAAGCCAACTTTCAAAAATTGGGCGCATCAGCGCGTCAATAACAAGTGTTTGCAGCATGCGCCACGCATCACGCTCGCTTAATAGCCCTTGTCTTGCGCTTGAGTAACTCACTCCACTTAAGTCATTGCCTAGATTGATGTAATTCACTCCATAGCCTAAACTTGAGCTAATCGCTTTTAAAATTGATTCTTTAAAAGGGGCGTAGTTGGAGCTTGGAAACTGCCCGTCAAACTTTTCAAGCTTGTAACCTGATTTGATGACGTGAAATTGCGCGCGATCATCCAATGTTTGGATGTCAAAGCTATTATCTGCGCCCCCATCTCTATCGATTAATGCGCTATAATCAACCTCTGTTTCTGCTTGATTAAAAAAGCCCATCGATTTAGCGTTACATCTGGCATTATCCACCGCAGCCGTTTCAAACTCTTTTAGTAGACCCAATCGAATTAACGCCGTAGCAATCGTCGAAATGCCGCGCTTTTGCCCAACAAATTCGTGAATAAAGCCGTGAATCATGTTATTAGCCGCAATGCGTTGTGTATCCGCACCATCATCAGCCACTAAATAATATGCTTGAGGCTTACCAAATTGGTTCAGCTCAATACCGTTAATAATTCTATTGCGATTGCTTAAGCTTGCGCGTTTAGTGACATCGATGCGCGAGTTGTCAATTAATTGCAATTGTAACTGCCCGTCAATGACATGTTTTAGCACAAAAAACTCGCCATCCCTTAATAATGACCGCACACACGCCAATTGCACATCAATAAGCGATAGTTGCCCCGTAACATCACACTTGCCTCGACGCGTCCAGCGATTAAAACCAAGCTCAACTTTGTCGTTTAATATCTCGCTTTTAGTTTTGCATTGGATACGGATGCCTTTGTGCCCGATGATATTAGTGCATGCCATTGATATATAGCCTTTCACATAATCATTATTGGCATAAGCTTCACGGGCGCGCCTTACAATTGCACTGGCTTGAGACTCGATAATCTCATCAATATCCCCACCACTAAAAATATCACGTATCAATTGTGATCGAGCCGACTCATACATTCTTTGATGTGAGACAACTGCCCACTTTTGCCCTATGTGCCCAGAGGGTTTTGAGCGTCTAAAAAGTGACAATAATCCCATCAGCGCCACCTAAAACTTGTGGTTACAATGCCATACGGATTTTTACCTATTTTGATTAATTCCAACTGTTTAACTGCAAACGCAAGTTGCGATTCTTCCACACGCAAGTTTTTTAAATCACGATAGTTTGCCGTATTACCAGCTGCACCATATGACGCAATATGCGCATTAGCCAACGCTTTGTTAATCGATGCGCGTATCGACTGCAATTCAGCTTTCTTCTGTTGTAATTCTTCGTCTATATCCATATCCCCTCCCCCGATGGTATAGATCAAGAATGGGGCTAAATATGAGTTAAGATTGTGCGGGATTATTTGATTGACTACTAACCATCATTATCCAAAAAAAACTTAATATTTTTTTAAAAACCACTTGCTTTACATGGCGTAACGCCATATAATAACAAACATACCAGGACGGACCTGGTAGCGGAAAGCCTCACGTGAGCAGGCAATAAAAATAGGAAATAAAAAATGGCTAATTATACAGTGACACACGCATGCGGACATACCAAAGAGCATAACATCACCGGTACAAATGTGCGTAACGAGAGGGAGCACAAAGCCGCATGGTTAGCAGAGCTAATTTGCTCTGACTGCAAGGACAAAGCAAAACAAGACAAAATAAATACCACAAATGCAACTCTAGTCCAATTAAGCGGGTCCCCTAAGCAAATAGATTGGGCAAACGCAATACGCGCCAATGCAATCCAACACATCAAAAAGGTAAAAGAGCAAGTGGACGAGACTTATGCAAAAGCTGAGGATCGAGAGCAGCAATCTAGGCTAGAGTGTGCACTGCAAGCAATTGACGATCTGATAAATGCTCCTAATAGCAAGACTTGGATTGATGCAAAAGATAGTTTTGCTAGCCTGCTCAAAACATATAGGTACCTAGAGGGCAAGGCGCTTGAGATATACAAAAATAAATAATACGTATCATAGTGCTGGGTATGCCAGCACACAACATACATAGGCGAATATGTTAAAATTTTAATAACAAACGAAAGTTTCAATCCAACACTATATTAATAACAGTTAATATAGCGACCAAATCATTAAACATTATTTATTTTTTTTTGCAAGTTTTTTAGTATGTATCAACCACAAGAGAAATTGGAATGATTGATAAAATTAACAAGATTAAAGGAGATAATATTGAGCAATAACTATCTAACACATTTAACCTTGCCAACTGGTGATAAAGATAGATGCTATCGCGACACCATAAACGATAAAACAATAAAATTATTAAAACCGTGGCTCAAAAAGTGTATTGACTCTCGTATCGCACAGCCTCTGCCTGTCCCCGATTTAGCACACTACTCTGCAAAAATACTAACAGATCACAGTGTATTAATTGTTACTGTTTATGGTCCTGCCGCTCCTCATGAGCAAGCTCAGGCAAGTAGTGCTGGCATCCCACTGACAACAAGCTATATAGTCCAAAGATCAAGGCAAGCAGTGCGAGCGTGGATGTTGATTAAAGAGCATTTTAGATTTTTGACAGCAAAAGTAAACGCGCAGCAAATACCTAATGCTCCGTCGATCACAACGGTTATACATGACTGTGGAGCGTTGTATCTTGATGCATTTTTGTGGCTTGCCGATTTTGAGCGTTGCATTGCCTGGACATGGATAACTGACAAACCACAACTTGAGGTTGTTTAATATGCAAAGTAATAATCAATTAGCTACTCCAGCGCTCGTTAAATCCGTGCGCAAAAAATTTGGATTAAATCAAACGCAACTTGAGGTTATATTGCTTGGTCACGACCGCAGCAAAGGCAGACATGTAAACCGATGGGAAAATGGGAAAATGAATCTATCTTATTTAGCCGAGCAGATATTGTTGTACTTGCATAATAATGATAGGGCTTTGGATGATGATTTCATAAAAATTTTATTCAAAAATATTTAATATTTTTTTAAAAACCACTTGCTTTACATGGCGTAACGCCATATAATAACAAACATACCAGGACGGACCTGGTAGCGGAAAGCCTCACGTGAGCAGGCAATAAAAATAGGAGTTAAAAAATGAGAACAATATTTGAAGAGCAGCTAATAATCGAAACGAAAGAAATCGAAACTTTTTTTTGGAGTGATTAGATTAGTCAAACTTAAAGACAATCAAGATGATGTCCCTGCTTTTGGATTATTCCCAGCCAAACTATACGATTACCCAGAGCAATGGGTAGCCGAGTTTGTTGGCGGGGATTATGCAGGTATTAATGTCATGCCTACAGTGCGAGACAGACATGAATGGTGCCTCACAGAAAGAGATGCGCTTAGGGAAATTTTAAAACTTGCCGTGTCTATTAAGTATGTTGACAAATTGGAGCACAAGATGATTTGGGGATAAGAGTAGAAAAATATGAAAATCAATGAATTGACACAAGATGAAATAGAAATAATTCAATCGCGGCGTGAAAAACTAGCACAATATGATGCAGCGAAAGCATTTCAGAGCAAAGCAATTGCTATTGCGCATGCCTTTAGCAAATGGTCAACTAAGACAGGAGATGAGCTTACCTTTTCAACCTTTGTTAATTCGTTTGGCTATCAGGGTAAAGATAGTAATTTAATGTACGAAACTGTTAAGCGAATCATCGAGGCAGCATGGAATGATCTACGTCGGTTCTAAAATAGTTACAATAGCACCGAAAGGCTAAAAAAAACTTGCAAAAAAAAATAAATAATGTTTAATGATTTGGTCGCTATATTAACAGTTAATATAGTGTTGGATTGAAACTTTTATTTGTTATTAAAATTTAATATAAAGAAAATATTAGTCGCTATTTAAAATATTTAAATAGCGTTGGATTGAAACTTTTGTTTGTTATCAAAATTTAATATAAGTCGCTGTTTTAATAAACAGCGTGGTTTTTAATAAGTAATTGTTTTTTATTAAAGATTTTAATAAGTAATTGTTATTTATTAAAAAAGATGTTTGCTACCGTTGTCGTTGGCAATATAAATCACATAACTGGTTTAAGGACAAAAACTATGCGCCGGAGAAAAATAGATAGAGCTTGGCATATCTCAAAGATTAACCCAACTCCCTCTCAACAAGATCACATTGAAAAAGCTATTTTTACACATGTTGATCATGATGTATTAGAGTCCATGACAGCAAAACAAATAGCCCAGCTATTTATTATCCATAATATCAGTTGGCATGATGCAAAAGCTCATGCAGGAGCGGAATATTTAAAAGGAGATGACTGCGTTTGGATTGGTAGAGATGTACAAAAATTAATCTCAGTTAGCGCTCTAAAAGAAATAGCATAACAGGTGACTAATGGCTACACACCGACAGAAAAATCAAAGTTTAAAACTTTTGTTGTTTGCTATTTTTTGCGGTTTTGTTTTTGCTTCCTGCTTTAGCTGCTGCCGCTTTAAGCTCAAATCAATATTAGTAATCCTTAATGCCGCTAGAGCATAGATATAAGTATCCAATGCCTCATTACGCTTATCAGCGGCAACGTTATGCCATTCATATTTTGGGAAACCTTTTTGATAGCGTAAGAGACGCTTCTCAGCGGTTAATTGTCCAAAGTAACGGGCATCACATACATTAGCGTCAAAGTGGATGACGCTGGCACCCTTCTCTTCTTCAAGCTTCAAGCGATTGTATAAAATACTTTTACCTTCATCGGTGCCAATCATGTACAGGTCAAATGCCTTTTTATTGGGCACCCTCTTGCGATTGGGGGCGGCAACAAACGGATACTCACCACCACGCCCTTTAATCGCAAAGGGTAAGCCAATGCGACTGCGTCTGACATAATCGTACGCCTTAGAGGTCATGTTATTGGTGCCGCCAGTATCTAAACAGGCAAAGGCAATTGGCAGCTGTTTCCCAGACTCATGCTGATAACGCTTATGCAGGAGGTATTGCGTCAACTCGCGCCAAACCTCATCCTCACTTGTCTCGCCGTGAAAGATTTTATAATCAATCACCCAGCTTTCTTCATCCACTCCCCAGCCAACTGCTTGGAGCTCAATTCTATCCTGCTGCACATCAATACCTGCAGTGATTAACACGATTCCCTCTGGTAATACCTCCCAATGCTCAACACGGGCAAGTAAACTGCCTGCTTCGACCTGCTCACCTTCTTCCTCCCACGTTTCAGCAAGGGATACATTGACAAAGGTTTTTAAATCACCTGTTTGTTTCTTCTCCAAAAACGATTGCACAATATCAGCAAAGGTTCTAAATGGACTGTATAACTCATTTAAATGAAAGCTTGCATGTCCATTAAATGGCATTCTTGCCTGCCATTCACCTTTACGTATCATTGCAAGTTTCTGTCCATCGTTGATTAAGCTGCCACAGTGCTCACACGTATAATACGCGCTTTGTGTGTCATGCTTGCCTTTGTCACTATGCCAAGTGACGTTTTTCCACTGCAACACCTGATATTCCTCACAATGCGGGCAAGGTACATAGTATTGACGCTGATCGCCTGACAGATAACTCATCTCAACAAAAGATGCACCTTTGTGCGTGGGTGTGCTCGTGATTAATAGCTTACGCTTACTGCCAAAGGTTGCCGCACGTTGCCATAACAAATTAACTGGATGCCCCTCGCTGGTGCGTTCATAACCGTCCACCTCATCGGCATAAATCTTAGGTGCTGAACGACCTCGCATGGTGTTGGGGGACCCAGACCAAGAAAGCATTAAAAAACCACCGTGATAAGACTTCATCTTTTGGTTATTGACTCCCTCACGCCCGCGTGGCTTTGCCAAGCAATCACGGATGCTTGGGCAATTATCCACCATCGGGTTAAACTTAGTTTCTAACCACGTTTTAACATCTGATTCAGACGGCTGCATCACAATCTGCGACTCGGGTTGATGCTGAATATAGTAGCCAAGGCTGTTGTTTAAAATTGATGTTTTGCCCAATTGTGCCCCGAACATCAGCGTAATCTTGTTGGTTTTTGGAGATTCAATCGCTTCAAACACGCCTTTTTGATAGGCAATCGTGCGCCACCTGCCTGGCACTGCTGAGGTCCCCGCAGGTAAGTACACATGCGATTCTGACCAATCGCTTATCCCCAGGTCTTTAACGGGCTTGAAGTGCTGCTCAAAGGTTTGTTTGATTAGTTTAGATAGCACGTTAGTCAAAAATAATACTTTCAAGATTTTGGTATTCATCGTGTGTAATATCTTCTTTCACAAGCAAATCACCAATAATCATCACGGCAACATCTCGCGGCAGCGTTTCAACATAGTCCACTAGAATCTCTCTATCAGCGTCTTTTTCAGATAATATTGATCTAAATAGCTCTGCAAATTTAGTTGTTGTCGTATATAGTTGCTCACTAAGGGACGCATACCTTAAGCCAGAAAGATGCAACGCATCAACATACGCTCGTTCTTTTATTTGGGCAGTGTTTGGGATCAAGTCATTTTCTTCATTCATATCAATCATATTAATCATTGCTCTGTTCTCCTATTGTTAATTTATCTAATGTATCGTCAACACCATCGCATGCGGCATACATCGCATCTTTAAGCTCGGCAGTGAGGATTTTTTTGAATACGTCTTTATCAGTTTCGCCCACTAACGTGGTTTCAACACGTTCGGGAATACTGAGTAACTTGTTGCGCATCATACCTAACACTTCTGCTAACGCATGCTCTAACTGCTCGGCATCGATTGCTTTGTTTGATGCAAGCCGCGCTTTGATTTCTTCGTTATCGGCTTGGGCTTTTATCAATCGCAATTTTTCTTCCTTCAATGCCACATTTAAATCAATATCACTGTCATCGTTCTTTGCTCGCACACCAATGTAATCAATATAACGATGAATATTTTCAATCATCGGATACTGTCCATTTTTTTCTTTTGTCAAAACTCCTTCTTTAACAAGTTGCTGAACTCTTCGTTCTGATAACTTTAGTAATTTTGCAAGGACTCTCGCGGTGACAATGTTTGCCGCCATATCATGCGCTTATTTTCTCATCTGCTGCATTGAGTAATTGATTAAAAGTTTTGCCAGATTCCAGATGTATTGCTTCTTTGCCTGTCAAATTTTGCCAACGTTTAACAATTACATCGCAATACTTCGTATCAAGCTCAATTAATCTTGCTTTTCTTGATGTTTTTTCAGCAGCAATAAGCGTCGTCCCAGACCCACCAAATAAGTCGAGCACAATTTCATTTTTTCGGCTACTGTTTTCGATTTGGTATTGTATCAAATCGACTGGTTTCATGGTCGGGTGCTCCGCGTTGCGTACAGGTTTGTTAAACTCAAGTATGGTCGTCTGCTTTCTATCGCTTCCCCAGTAATGCTTTCCACTTTTCCAACCATATAAACATGGCTCATGTTTCCAATGATAATCCTGCCGCCCAAGTACAATATTGTTTTTAGACCAGATTAAGGACTGCTTAATATCCCAACCAACATCTATTGCTGCCCCATAAAAGTTGTAACTCTCTGATGCAGCATGCCAGATATAAAAAACAGCCCCGCTTTTCATTACAACATTAGCATTGCTATAAGCATCGCTTAAAAACTGTCTAAAGGCTGTTTCACTCATTGAGTCATTTTGTATTTTAAGTTTTTTTGATGTCTTACCCTCATAATTCACATTATAAGGAGGGTCAGTAATCAGTAAATCTGCTTGTTCCCCATCCATTAATTTTTCTACGTCACCCAAAATTGTGCTGTCACCACACAATAATTTATGCTCACCAATCTGCCAAATGTCACCTTTAACTGTAACAATATGGACATCATTAGCATCTGGGCAATCGTCCTCATCTGTTAAAAATGCATCTTCTTCATCTTCAAAAATAAGATTGTTTAACTCTTCATCTTCAAAACCAGTAATCGCTAAATCAAACTCGAGCTCATTGAGCTCACTAAGCTCAATTTTTAATAGCTCATCATCCCACCCTGCATCATCGGCAATGCGATTATCTGCCAATATATAAGCACGCTGCTGTGCCTGAGTTAAATGCACAACACGCACGACAGGGACTCTTTGCAACCCTATCTGTTTTGCCGCAATTAGACGACCATGACCAGCCAAAATCATATTTTCATCGTTAATAACAACTGGTGCTATAAAGCTAAACTCTTTCATGCTTGCAGCAATCTTTTTGATTTGACTTTCACTGTGTGTGCGTGCGTTATTTTTGTATGGCATTAAGTCATCAACGCCTAAATATTCAATCTTATTTTCCAAACCCCAGCCCCTTTTAACTTCGCCATTGATTTCGTTTTTTAGGCATTTTTCCCATTTACATATGTATATAAAGCGAAACGAAGTCATTTTTTTAATTCACGCAGAAAGTGCTTTTTGCGCGTATCAAACCCGCTTTGATTTATCCTTTTAAAAGTACCTAAAAACATTTTGCTTACCGCATCCTATCAACCAACCATCAGATAGATTGTGCAACTTTGGCTTATATTATTTAATGAAGAAGAAAATACGCAAGAACAAAACATTACTTAAAACAAACACAACTGCCGTTGCACACTCTTGTCAACAGGCTTCCGCGGCTGCTCAGTATAACAATTCAAAACCGTCTTTTCTTTTACACCAAGCAGTTGTGCTACTTCATGCGGTGATGCACCTGCTTCGCTTAACTTCCTAGCTGCCCATTCTTTAAGTTTTGAGTCGCTTATCTTAACGTTTTCCTTATGTATGGGCAGTCTTTGACCACCAAGATTCTGGACCAATTTCTTAAACACGGCTTCTGGCAATGCTTTTTTAAGATAGCCAGTCGATTTATCGGCATAAAGCGGGATATTGACCATATTGCGCGCATTTGTACATGCAATATTGTACACTATCTCAGCGTATTGCTCTCCGATTGCATTTTTAACCAGCTTGTAACCTGTTGACAATATTAAAGTTTCCATCCCCCCCCTCCTATTTACTTTAATGGTAAACAAAATTCGTCGTTGGTAATCTTAATTGTAAAAATTTGGCGGCAAATGAGTTTTTATAAGCCAATTGTTGTTTTACAAATGGCAACTCCAGTGCCTGTAAAACAGCTTGCTCCACCGTTATTTTGTTTTTTACTTTAATGACCGATAATGTGCCCTGTGGTAGGTCATATTGCTCTTCAAATTCGCGCATATTTTTATAGCGCATGCCATTAATTTCAAAAGATTTTTTTGAAATTTTGTTGGTTTTATAATTTTGCTTAACATAAGCAATCGTCTCAATAACGTTAAAATCATTCTCTGCAAGCGCTCTAATAAAGTACTTTTCTGCGCATGTAGTCAGGTTATTATCTTTAACATAACGAAACAGCGCTTTTTTTGTTTTAAATGCCTTGTCATTAAATATATACATTTAATCTAACCTCTTAATTATTGTAGCAGGCTCAAAACGGTATCTCATCATCTTGAAAGTCATTAACCTGTTGCATTGTCGGCGGTGCGTACGGCTGCGCACGTGGTCTTTGATGTGTTTGCTCAGGTTGTTGCTCTTTAGGTGGGAATACAGCTAACCACACACTACCATCAGCAGTTTGCTCAAGTGCCGCTAAATTAAAGCTGGCATCGAGCTTTAGCTTAACGCCGCTTTTCGTCTCAAATACTTTGCCAACTGTTTTATTTAGATATCTTTTTTGACCATCTTGTCCGATGTAGGTGCCTGTTGTAGCAACAATATTATAATTGTGCATGTTTATTTTTCCTGTTTTCTTTGTTAATAGTCATGTAATATTTTTTGATTACTGCATTTGGAATCTTAAGCCAATGCAATGGCTGTATTTCGCCTTTTTTAGCCATATTTGCTATGATTCGTGCAGCTCTCCACTCTTGATGTTTTGCAATCTCAATCATTAACTAATCTCCTATTGATTTAATTTTAACTGTGCAGCTACCGCCACGCTTTTTAGCTAACATGCGCACATAGAGCGTTTTAATTTGACTGTCATCGTTGATAATACGGGCTTGCTTAATCCCATCAAATAGTGACTTAAGCGCGTTATCAACATCACGGACGCGATTATCTGGCGGACTAAGCAAAACGACTAACTTGGCATCTCCAGTAATAGGTTTAATAACACGCCCGCATTGCTCAATCGCATCAAAATACAGCTGATTTCTGAATTTAATATGCCTCTTTGATAAGCATTTTTTGCCACTCTTGGTCGTCATATAGAGGTTATTGACGCTTGGTGGGTATATTGTTGTAAATTCGTACTGCATTATTATTTACCTAATCAACACACCTGGCTCACCGTACTGCAAATAAGCGCCAGTAATTGCTTCGCCATTTTTAATTGCTTTTTTAAGCTCAACTTTGTCGGGCTCGACGGTAATTCGTTTGTATTTTTCGGGAATCATATTAACGTTAGACACATGTACCTGTTCGCCAGGCATACGCCAACTCACCATGATTTGCGCGTCTTTAAACTTCTCGCCCTCAGCCATGTTTTTAGCCAAATAAGTTTTAATCGATTCAATGCGTTTTTTGAGTGATTGTTCCCACTTAACAAATTTTGCTTTTTCATTACTTACTGCAGTTAATTCAGCATCTAAGTTTTTAATGTATTTCCCGAGATTAAGCACCTTTTCCTCACGCGCTATCTTGAGATTTGTTAGCTTTTCCGTATCAAGCTCAGCAATCACTTCACCCGTTTCAACGTCAACCGCTTCACAAATGACCTGCATAATTTCCTGATTAATGTCATAAAGTTTCATGGTCAATTACCTTGGATGCTTTGTACTGTTTGACCAAGTCCATAAAGTTATTCAATGCCAACTGGCAACTGTCTAAATCATCCGACTTAAACTGTGCAAATTTGGCAAAATCCTTAACATCAAGTCCCGCCTCTTGAATTTTAAATAGCAATTGATTTACAACTGGATGTGCTGGCTCTTTCTTGGGGGGCTCTTGCTTTGGTGTAACGTCTATTGGTTCGCTTGGCGGTAACTCGTCTTGCGTGTAGGGAATTCCGCCTAGCTCTACGCTAAACGCCATTCTAAACCCTTGTGCAATCGCCACTTTTTTAAGCATGGTACGCGGCTTAGATTTCCACATTTGATTGTTTTGCGCGTACTCATCAAAATAAACCTCGTGATAAAAAGGTTCAGACCAGTCCTTGCGCTTAATTTCAATACAAGCTTTTAAATTTGGCGCGACACCTTCCGTCCACGCTTTCCAGCCGGCTAACTGACCGCTGCGTTCAGCACGTTGAATATAAACCTCATAACCGACCACGATGTTAAAATTGTCACCATACGCAATGCCATGAATTTGCCTTAAAAACGGATTTAAATTAAACGCCTTGGCAAGCTCAACAAATTGCGTTCTATGAACTGGGTTTAGGTTATTCCCCATTGACTCCAAATACTTGCCAATTTGTTCATCAGTGACCATCGGCACCTGATTATTTGCTGTTTGTATTTCTTGACTCATTCCTCCCCCCAGGTTTTAAATGAATAGATTACCCTCGTTATCAAGCCAATACTGAAATGCGTCAAAAGATGAAAAGGTAAACTTCCCATTTAAGACGCACTCAGCCCCCACCTCCCCACTTGCGTATAATGTAATGCTAGATAAACTTTGGCTTTGTAATAGCTGTCGCTGTGCTTTTAAAATTGCTGCGTTTTTTGACTCGCTCATGACTAAATATTCATTACTGCTATAAGTCCAATATTACCAATCTGTATTAACTGCTTTGTGAAAGTTAATTTCAATTCCCTTGTGCGTTCCCTTAATTTAGCCACCATTTAATTCAGCCCTTGTTAAATCAGCATCAACCAAATCCGCTTTTCTGAACTGTTTTCTCGTTTACATCCATAATTTCCACCACTCTTCGTCTTTTTTCTCTAGCTGAAAAACCTTCATAATACACTTATTACCAACATCTATATTTATGTATTTTTTGTAACATCGACCTTCCATGAATCTTCGATCTATGTTTATTTTTTTGTCATACTTTTTAGCCAAAACATCAATGCCGTTGTACATGTGTATTTCCTGAAAATTATCCATATCATCGCATAGCCGAATATCATGATGTAAATTATCAAGTTTTCTTGCGCATAGTATCATCTTAGTTTTTAATTTTATTAACTGATCAAATATTTTAAGCTGTTCATCTATTGTATATTTTTCTTTCATCTTAATTTATCCATTAAAGTTGTTATCGACATCACCCATATACCAAACGCTGATTGAAGTTGAGATTGCTCATAACTCCCCCTCCATCAATTTATAAATTGCGTACTTCTTATTGCTCTTTAAAATCTCCGTTTTAATCGGATAACCCTTGCTACGTAAGTCAAAAATACGGGCACCAAGACGCATACAGCCGTAGCGGTTTAATGCTTCAAGCGGCGTTATGCTGCCGTTATCTTTTAAGTGATTTAATATCTCTAATGATTGGTGCATCTATTTTTCTCCCTCATACCAGAACACCCACGCCTCACGCTAACGCCAATTAACTGCAAGGATTGTTATGCAGTGAGCGCTCTGGTAAACTTTTCTTGCCAATTAACAAACCATAAGGATGTTTACATGTTTGACTTAAACCCGCGCCAACCAGTTCCTGACAGAGTCCCATACAAGCCTGGAGACAACGACAGACGAAGAGACTTCAACTCGTCACGATAAAACTTAAGGCAGCAAGAACAACTGTTGCCAGTGCAGTACACAATCCAGCGTTGAACAACTTTGATTTCCAGGCAAGTTTGGTTGAATCATCGCTAATGCTTTTTTCTATGCCAATAATGATGCACTGTTTAAAATACAACATCTTGTGCTTGTAAGTGTGGCTGTGCAGTAGTCTTGACGGTCTGACTCCACCGCTTAAGCCCACTGTTTTGATTGCAGCTAGAAATATCAGTATTGACAGAATGAACCCAACTACCATGATGACCACAAACTTGTGCGGCAACCAGTTTTGCAGTGTCATCAATGCTGATACCGCGGAAATCAGTAGCGCCAATAAAGTTGTTGTTTTTTTGTGAGTTTCTGTAATATCCTCCGCTAAACTTTGCAGTAACTGATTACCCTGGTCTATCACATAATCTGCTATTGCATCATCAACTTTATCCCACTCCACGTCCCACGTTTCTTCTTCAGTTTGTTTTTTATTGAAAATCATTTCCTTATCCCTTGTTTAGCTTTTAATTAAAAGATGTTGCCATTAAAGCTGTACTGCCTTAATTTAAACCCCCGCATTTCGCCGTAAATATGGTGCCAATGAACGAACGACATCACGGTAATACCTTTCTATAGGTTTTTGAAAAAAGTTGCATGAAGGCAATTTATGCGCATTTTTATCGCTTGCAATTTCCTCTCTGTCCATCTGGATTATTCTCTGTGTACGATATTTCAACATCTTGCTAGTTATTTTCATGGCTTAGCCCTCCTTGGTTTTTGTGATGCTTGAAGCCACATATTTTTGCTTAAATGCTTCAATTTCAGCTAAAGTAAAACTTTTATATCTTGCACTAGGGTCAACTGGTGTAAGCTTCCCATGTTCAACATAGTTATGGATTGTTTCAGGTGTCTTACCAAGTATTCTTGCTGCTTCTGCCGATGTTATTTGCACCTCTTGGTATTTTTTTACTTGCGTCATCACATCAATACACTGGTTTAACCGACTTAGAACCGGCTGCAACGCTTCCTGCACTTGCGCATAAATTAACTTATCAAAACTCATGCTGCACCTCCTTGAACTTCCTTAAATGCAATCTTGTTTTTTATCTCTGCCATGATTTGCTTGGCACTGCCTTTATTGCCCGCAACATAGGCTAGTTGTTTGTTGCTCTCTGATTCGCTTAGGTAATTGCAGCCAATTCGGTTAATCATTACCGAGCCGTTTTGTTGGTCACAAATTCCTGCAAAATATGGTTTTGTCTCCATCGGCGTAAACGAATAACTCACGTATGCCTTGGCAAAATCTTTCTTCAAAAACTCCAACTGCTGAATTGTGCTCGTACACAAACGATGCCAACCACCAACAGCCTCCAGCGCCATATGTATCACCTTGTCACCGAATGCTACTGTGCCATAAGCTCCATAACGTGATATTGCATCATAAACCGCCTGCCACGCCATAATTGCACGACTATCAACATCAACTAGGCAAGCGTTTCTAATTTCTGCAATCGTTGGAAACGAGTTATATACCCTTTGACTTAAAAGCTTTTTAACGCCCGCTTTAAAGTCGCCTGTTTCGATGTCATTCAACATCTCAAAATAAATCTCTTTAAAACTCTGGTCTTTTTGACCGTACTGGTTTTCGATAAACGTAAACCAAGAGCTAAAAATGTTTTTATCTAACATATTCAATCCCCCTCCTAAAACATGTCTTTGATGTTAAAAGTGCCTTCTTCCATTCCTCGAGCAATTGCCACCCCCACTTTGCCCTGTGCCACGGCTATCTGCTCAGGTGTTACGTTTGCATTGGCATAACTATCCATTTTCGGACCAAAAAGTGTATCGGGTCGTAAGTACTGACGAAATTTAAAATCATGCCACCAAAGTGCGACTTGATTATCGACTGCTCGTTTAAACGCATCGACATCATGACCATCGGCAAAACGTGCACGAATGAGCTCACGTGTTTTTTTGCAGGTTGACTGGTAATTGCTACCTGTTTTCTGGTTGAGGTAATTTACAATCTCGGCATAAGGGTAGCTTTTTGGATTTGTATCGTCGGGGTTGCCCGACAAAGATACTTCGTTAGAAGTATCTATATCCTTACCTAACTCTAACCTAACCTTACCTGGGTTTCCATTTGGTATACGACTGGTATCCATATGGTTGTCGTTTGGTATACCATTTACACCCAAAGAGTAAGAATTGTTACTGTCAATACTCAGTTTTGTAAACTCATGAGGATAATTCGTTGGCTTGTATCTATCACTACGGATGTAATTATGGATGCGCCAATGTTTGATGACTATAACCCCAGTTTCAAAGGCAATTAAAAATTTCTTGGCAAGTAGAATCTTGATTTCATCATCCCCTGCGCCAATCATTCGTATGATTTTTTTAGCGTTGTTTATGAAGCCATCATCATCTGCACGCATACATAAATGAAAATATAATGCTTGTGTGGACAATGACATATCGAGAAAAGCATCACTATCAATGATACTTTTTGCAAACATTCGTCTTTCTGCCATAGCTAGACTCCTTATGATTTTTTTCGAAAGTTGCATCGGGTGGTTCGAAACGTATCACAAGCTACGCGCATATGCTTTCCCATTGCTGGTGTTGTATGGCATACGCCCACCCGAAATTTGAAAAAACTTCGGAGTTTGTTTAGAAAGATTAATAACGTAATCCATCCGCTTATGATCTGGGTTTCGAAGCCCGACACTAGCGATTGTAGCAAGTCGAATATATTAATCAAGGTCATATCTAATCCTTTTTAGTATTTTCTCATGAATAATCTCAAAAACTAAGCGCTTAGTTTGTACTTAATAGCAATCCATCTTGGCTGCCATGTGTTTAGTATTTTCATGTATCAACACGTAAAAATCATTCATCGAAATCCCCTAAATATTTCGGATTTTTAGGGGAAACCCCCTAAATATTGCTGATGTATATAAAAAATTGTTGTGCTTTATGCAAATTTAGTTACATTTTGTCATAAGTCTCTACTACAAAAATAAGGGAGTTTTAAAATGAGGAATTTGAAGTTTATTCTATTTGTGTGCTCAATATCAGGACTGCTGTTCGGTTTTGATGCTGGTATCATTTCAGGGGCAATGATTTATTTAAAAAACGACTTTCATTTAACACCGTTGGCTGAGGGTATTATTGTAAGCGGAGTACCTATAGGCGCCCTAGTTTCAGCTGTATTGTCAGGCAGAGTTATAGACTATTTTGGCAGAAAAAAAGCCTTAGTGATAACTGGTTTACTATTCTTAACTGGGAGTATTTTTTGCACCATAGGCATGAATATTGACTGGATAATCATTGGTCGACTATTTATGGGATTAGGTGTTGGATTAAGCTCAACTATTACACCTCTATATCTTAGCGAGTTGTCACCTGCTCAGCATAGAGGTAAAATTGTGACATACTATCTCATATCAGTTAATGCAGGAATATTCTTATGCTATGTAAGCAATGCGCTACTTGCAGGCTTTGAATCTTGGCAGTTAATGTTTTTAATCACCGCGATTCCTGCAATTATATTCACTTTATGTTTAAAAGTATTACCAGAGTCTCCACGATGGCTTTATACAAAAGGACGCGAAGCACAAGCTAATAGGGTTATTAAAGAGTTATATTCCATCGTTGACCAAAATACTGAACTTGAGTTTGTTCGCAAAAACAAGCATGTCCAAGTGACAAAATTAAGCAAACTTACGTGGACACATAAACGACTTTTGCTAATTGGCATTGCCATTGGCATATTTACGCAAGCGGTTGGAATTAATGCTGTGATTTACTATGCTCCAACCATTTTGATGGATGCAGGGTTTAGAAATGGGAATATAGCTATATTTGCATCCATATTTATAGGTTTTGCAGTTATGTTTGCTGCAATTATAGCTAGCAGAAAGTTAGATAAACTTGGCAGAAGAAGAATGCTGCTAACTGGATTGGTTGGCATTATCACGTGCCTTGTTTTGATGAGTGCCTCATATGCATTGATAAATAACCCTATAATCCTTGCAAGCGTCATTCTGATACTATCTGTTATATTTGTATTGTGCCAAGGGTTAAGCGTTGGACCAGCATGCTTTTTGCTACCAGCTGAAATTTTCCCAATTGATATTCGCGGATTGGGCATGAGCTTATCAATTGCAGCTAATTGGTTTACAAACATAATTGTTGCAATGTTTTTCCCGACAATGATAAGTTTGCTGGGCACATCAGCAACATTTCTTACATTTGCCATAATATCAATAATTGGGTTTATATTTTTTACTTATTGCATTACTGAAACCAAGCAAAAGTCCCTTGAGGAAATAACTCAAGGAGGTGAAATTCTAGTGCATGTATAACGAACCGCTGGGACTGGGGAATGGGGTATCAAGATAAGAATTGTTTTCACAACAGAAATAATATTGAGGTACTTAATAAATGGAGCAAAATTTAATTCAAAACAGAGTAATGGAACGCAACGTGCATGATATCAAACTACTTGTAAAACCATTGGAACGAATCGGCTTAAACTACTTTACATTTGACGCGAATTATTTAGATGGCTCACATGTCAGATTAACTACCCACTCAGACTGGATTCAGCATTATTATGATCATAAGCTGTATAATGTTGCTATCTTTGAAAAAGGATTTCAACACATGCAAGATGGTCACATTCTTTGGGAATGGGTTCAATCCCCAGTGTATCGTGAGGCTAGTGATTTCGGCATAGAAAATGGTATTACAATCATTAAAAAGCATACAACTAAAACCAAATTTTATCACTTTGGTTTTCACCGCCATGTATCTTTAGAGCACAATGATTTAGGTAAAATACTGTCCGCACTGCATGCATTTATCAATTATTTTAATGACAAAGCATCACATATTATTACAGAAGCAGAAAATCAAAAAATCATTATTCCAGACTTTGTTATTAAGCCTTCAAGTGTCTCAATATCTGATCAAATTATTAATGAGCTTGTGACAGTGCTTGATAAGAGCACTAGCAAAATATATATTGATTCACAATCAGGTCAATATATCACAAGACAAGAACGCAGAATTTTAAATTTTCTTAAAGGAGGATTAAATTTAAAAGAAACAGCAAGCAAACGCTGTCGATCAGTAAAAACGGTTGACAATCAACTATCAACATTAAAAGCAAAATTTGAATGCAATACATTGTATGAGCTCGCTGCAAAAGCGACAAAAATTAATTTATAAGGAAACAACATGGAAATATGGCTAGACAGCTCAAACTTAAGTGATGCTAGATACTTTGATCATGTCGGACTTACAAGTGGCATTACTACTAATCCTAAAATCTTAGCTAGTAGCCAAAATAGTCCCTTGCAGACTCTTCAACGATTGCTTGAAATAAACGATCAGCCTATCTGCGTTCAAGTTACTGCACAGGATACTCTCGGGATCATTGCTCAAGCACGTCATCTGAGAACAATTTCTACCCGATTTATAGTAAAAATCCAAGCCAATAAGCAAGGATTCAAGGCAATGAAAGAGCTTGTTAGTGAGAATATTCCCGTGTTATCGACAGCCATATTCACTGCTGGACAGGTGCTTACATCTTGTCAACTAAATGTTGACTATATTGCCCCTTATTTTGATCATATAAAACAATCTAATATAAACTGGGAAAACGAAATCAGGAGGATGGCTGACATCGTCAAAAGCGTCAACTGCAAGAGCAAATTAATGATGGCAAGCATTAAAAACATTGAGGATATTTACTACAGCATGGACATTGGCGCGCAAGCGGTGACTGCACCGAGTGACATTTTAAGAAAGCTCGCTGAAGAACCATTACAAACATCTGACGCTTTGCAAATGTTCAGCACCAGCTGGGCAACTGTTGAGGATGATTTGTTTAACCAAACAACTCAGCATGACTGCCTATAGCAACCAATGTAATGCTTTCCTTTTCAATCTTAACATACATCAAAAGGTCATCTGAAAATAAGTGCAATTCTCTAATTCCTTTAAAATTTCCCGATAATTCATGATCTCTATATTTCACGGGCAAAACCTTCTCATGTATTAACAATTCGACGACTTTCTCTAATTCATTAAGTACCTTTTGCTTATGACGATATTTTTTAAGCGATTTCTTGAACTCTTTCTTTTGATATAATTTAAGCACCTCTCAGCGCCTTAATTTGTTCTTTAAAAGCAGCCAAACTAATTTCCTTGCTCTCAGATTCCAGCGCCTTTTCCAGTAGTGTCTTCTTCGACTTATTTCGCTCCATAAAATCCTTAATGGCATACCTTGCATAAGAACTAACAGACAACCCCATTTTTTGTGCCTGAACATGAATAGCCTTATTTAAACTTTCATCGACTGTAACTTGAATTTTTCCACTCATCACAACGCCTTTAGATTCAATAAAACATCATTATGAATCATTTTAGCATATTTTTGACATTCAAAAAGAAAAAATTGATATAAAAACATTACACCATTGGCTAAAAGAATGCTATTGGTGTAAGAATATACCTTTAAATATTGTACAAAAGGCAATACAAAACTCTTTATGTGCAGCCATATTTTTTAATGATGAAATTATTGGATTTGCAAGGGTAATAACTGATAAGTGTAGGTTTGCCTATAAGTGAATAAGAGTAAACCAACCAAACATCAGGTTTAGCTTACGATCATATAAAGTGTTATTTTTAGTTATTTTTTGATTTATCAAAAACCTGTCCCACAATTTGAGCTGAAAAAATATCTCTATGCCTTTCGCTCCAATCTTTTAATTTATCATCCCAAAGTTGCTCTCCATTAGCTATTTCTTCACTACAAATAGTAGAGACAAACACATTAGAGGCTAATACACTACCTTCAGCAGTTTCAAGAGTGTATCTATCTGGCACTACTACCGTATTAATCTCGGTTACTGACAACATGTCACCATTAGATGCCAACAAATTATCACCAAGAACTAAGTTTTTTGCTATATCAATCGTTTTATTGTTGTCAACAAGCATTACCACACCATGACTTGGAGTAATTTCAAGTTCTATCGTTTGTTGATTTGATGATGAATTAGCCTTAATTCGGATAAATTCAAATAATCCTTCAGTTTTAATATTTTTTGTTACTGTCGTCCAAAATGGTTTTCCATTTTTAATGGTTTTAACTTGGTCGCCAGGATGTATATTAGCTATTTCTTTTTCTATTTCTACTCCATTTTCTTTGGTGATTAATTTTGTTGAGGGAGAAAAACATGACGCAACACATGATGCTCCACAACCCTCAACGCAAGGAGGCAAACATGCAACAGCAGCAGGTCCTGTAAGCGCAGCGCAAATTGCTTCACATCCAGCGACACATGACATAAAACATAGCAAGTAAAAAGGTCCTCCATATGCTACAGAAAAACCAAATCCTATAGCAAAAACTAAACTACCAAATAATTTTTTCATCATGAGTCTCCCTAATAAAGTTACTGAAAATTGCTCATAAAGCATTTAAAGCAAAATTGATTATCCAAGTTATAATTTTTTTAACAAGATATTTTATGTAACAAATAGAACCTAAGATGTTATATAGTGAAAAGAAATAAAGCTTTATATTAAAAATAATATATTTATTAAACCTAACAATCTCATATATTATCTATCTGTTAACTCATAAAAATGTAGAAAAACATTATGTCTCAACAAAATAATGAACTTAACGTAAAAAGATTAAAGAAGGACGGAATCGCTCGCTCGCAAAGCGTTGAGGATGATTTAACCAAGCTGTAATCTTGCTTGGCAACCGATTGCAGCAAATGCTTTTTTGAGCGTGATGAGAGTCAAATTCTTGCGTTTACCAGATTCAATTGCTTGATAATTCTGGTAGGCAATATCCATTGCATTTGCCATCTGTATCATCGTCATATTATGGTCTTCACGACAAAAACGCAGTAAGAGAGGCACAGATACCTCAACTGATGGGAAAAATTCTGTTTCATCATCAAGTTTTACTGATGGGCGATTCACTTTAATTCCTTCCTGCAAGCAAGCTTCAAGATAGCAATCTAATGCTTCTTGCGCCATAGCACGTGCTTCCTCCAAAGTATCACCAAAAGTATGACATCCCTCTAAATCACGGAAAAGCACAATATAAGCCTCATCCTCTTGGGTGATTTTTGCGGGATAACGTAGTGTTTCCAT